TGTTACCGCCGTTTCGGGCTGTTTTGCCTTGTATGGGTTGAAGGGCAAGCCGTCTTTTATGTAGCTAATACAGGTTTTTTTGTCTATTTCTTTTATTTTTGTGCCTTGGTCTGTATAGCAGTTACACGCTTTGTCTGACTTGATACAGGCAGACGGCCAAGGCATGACGGTTACTGATTTGTTCATGCCGTCGTAGATTGGGGCTGTTTCGGGTCGGTTTTCTATTCTTGGTTTGTAATCGTCTTCGCTTATGTGTGGTTTCGGCTGTTCGGCTTGGATTGTTTGTGTTTCGTAACGCCCCGTTGCTGTTTCTTGCGGTGTCTGCGTCGTTGTCGTCGCGCTTTCTGCCGTTTTGTTTGCTTCAGTGGTTTTGTCGGTGCTTGGTGCTTCGCCTTCGAATCTGCCCCAAAATCCAGTAAAGGACCAAACTCCGTAACCAACGAGGCAAAGGGCGAGCGGGAACAGCATTAAAAGTTTGCTTTTTTTCGTCCTGATTTTGGTGTGTACTTCAGCCGATTTATAAAGGCCATATACGCTTTTATCGAGCTTATAGACGCTTACGAGTGCTTCCCTGATGTTTGTTCTGCTTTCCGGATCCTTCGCACCGCCTGTTGTCCATTCCAACTTGCGACGTATGCCCAAATTGGTTTTACTCAAATGAGTATGATGTTCTATCAGTGACCGGAGATTTATATCTATCAGGCGTGGATGTTGGGTTATAAGGATAAAATCAAGCCCTCGGTGTCGGTGCGTTTCTAGTTCGGCCACGTAGTCGGGTACTTTCGAGCCGCTTGGACGTGGACGGAATATGCGTTGACATTCGTCAACAACGATAATCGCGCCCGGAGGCGCCCATTTCGACCATGTCTGAATGCTTTCGCCCTCTGGAATATCAAAATAATTGATTTTGTCATGGTCAAGATCTTTTATGCCGTCAACAAATATAGGACGACCTTTAAAGTCTTTGCGTTTTAAAAGATTTGATACTGCGTACAGTGTCTTACCTGCCCCCGGCACGCCCGTATAAAGATACAACATTATTTATACCTCAATTTTTAATGATGGTTGACAGTTTTTTAAAGCCTTTGATTGTGGCAATAAATGTAAACGCGCCGAAAATCCAGTTAAGCATAACGCCGAATCCAAGGATATAAATTATCTGTAATGCGTCTTGCGGAAATCCACCTATGTGATTTTGAACCTGCTGTACAAAATAGGATTGCAGGCTTTGAAAGCCTGTTACAGTTACAAAAGATAGACCGATTGCGCTAAGGATACGGCCTGCAACAGACATTAAAGCGGCTGTTATTAAATTTGCCCAATTCATAAATCTTCCAACGCTCCATAAACAAACCATGCACAAGTAAGGATGGTCATCATAATCAGCACCGGCCGAAGTTTGGCAGCAAAATCACAAAGGGGCTGATAACTAAATTCGACGCGGCCAAATGCGCCTAAATCGACGCTTTTGGGCTGCGGACAAACACCGTCAGTCTGAAATATGTTTTCAGGCCTAAAATTTAGGTCTATTGTCTGTTCAGGTAGTTTTATGTCTTCGTAGCTCGAATCACCACTTGGCATACATTGCGCAGTATTCGGGTTCTGCTTACAAAAATCTTGTTTCTGATTCTCTTGGTTTTGATTTTGCTGCCCTGTCGGATTATTCGGCTGATTCGGTGTATTCGGACTGTTTGGCGTGTCCGGACTCTCCTGTCTGCTCGGTGTTGTCTTTTCGGGCTTATTCGGTGCTTCTGGACTGTTTGGCTTTAAATCTGGACGTGGCACATAATCAACGCCGACAGTGCCATCTTGATTCATTTTGAATCTTGTTTGTTGTGGGGTACTGCTGCCTTCAGGGGTATATGGTGCAGAAAGTGCGGTATCAGGGCTAAATGTGCTTGGCTCGGCAGATTGATTCATAACGCCCATTTTTGCCAGTTGGTTCATCAATTCGGCATGATTTGTCTGATTGTTTTCAAGCATACGTTTAAGAATGTCTAACATTTCTTTTTGTGTCAGCATGAAATCTTCAGGTTTTACTTGGCTTTGATTTTGTGTAATTTTCTTTTCTTCTGACTTGGGAACTGTACCTTCTTTATAGGATGTCCATCTAACAAAAACATGCTTATCAGACGGTGTACTTACTTTAATTTTTGATGGGGAAGCAGATTTACCTATATCAATATTGTAGGATGATACAAATTTGCGCATATATGCAGGCGAATTATTTAAAGTATTATCAGCAGAGCCACTTAATCTATAACCATCTGGAGCATAGAAAACATAGTTTTGATATGAACCATCGACTTCTACTATTAATTGATACTTGAATAATCCTTTCTTATTTGCTTCTTCGTCTTTCTTTTGTTCTTCTTTCTTCTGTTGGCCTTGTTGTTGCGCTTTTTGTGCTGCTTCTGCTGCTTTTTTTGCTGCTGCTTGTGCTACTGCTTTTTGATAGTTGCCTTCGGCTTCTGCTTGACGTTGAGCTTGTTCTGCTTGTTTATAAATATTTTGATATTTACCCTCTAGATAACCGTCACCAAAACTACTACCTAAATCTACAATACCACTTATAGGGCCACCAAATACACCATCAATAAATCGAGCTACGGACTGTAAAGCATTACTGGCAGCAGCTCCGTAATTGCCTTGCGCGATATTTCGACCGACTTCAGCGGCATAACTGGAGGCGGCATTAGATCCATTTGCAATGCCATTACCTATCATAATTGTATTAGCTGCCTTTTGGAGCTTACCAGACTCAACTTTCTGATTCACAGTCGTATTCATCGTGCCAGTTTCGCCGTACTTTCCCGTAACGGTTACAGTCTTGTTTTGACTGCCGTTGTATGTTCCACCGTCTTTGTTTACGGTCGGTTTGCCGTTGTTTTGTACATCAACTTTCCAGACGCCTGTATTAGGGTCGTATCCGCGCCGTTGCAAGGCTTGGTCACTTGGGAAGCCTGCGTTTTGATGTTGTGCCGGAGGCGGTAGGGCGACATCTGCCATTACTGGAGCAGCGAATACAGCAGCAGACAGAGCAAGGCATAAGGCAATAGGCCGATGATAAACATTGCTTCGGGTGTCATTCTTCATTACTCTTTTCTCTTAGGGACAGTATAAATTTATAAATTAGGTTGACTATAAAAACCGCTATCACGACATAGACGCATAACATGCCGATTTCTTTGCCGAGCTGCTGATATTCCAAGGGGTCACATTCCGGAAATGTCAGTTTGACTTCTTGTCCGTTATATTGCCATGTAGTGCCGTTAAAAACGGGGTGATGTAACACCCCGTCTTTATCGATGGTTGGCACAACACGGGTCATCACGTCGTTTACAGCTTCATTTTGCGTAAAATGGCAAACCCTGCCGACTTGATAACCCATTGCTATTAACCGCCTTTACGTACAGCTTTGATAATCAGGCCGACAACCACCATAGCAGCAGCAACGCCAATTACTACCGCGCCAATAGCGGTTACACCGTCTTTTGCGCTTGCCAGCTCAGTTTTGGCAGCATTTACGAGGCCATTATCTTCTGCCAAAGCAGGGGCGGACATTGCGGCAACTGCAACGGTTGCTAAAGCGTATTTAGCTTTGTTTTTCAAAGTCATGATATTCATGATTTTTCCTTTAAAAAATGTTTAAAAAAATGTGTTTGCGGGCTATGTGAAGGTTTTAGAGACCGCCCGCCGAGCCTCTTAAACTTAATCTTCTTTTGTATAAAAACTGAAAATTAAGAATTCGCCGCCAATTTCTTCAATCGCCGAATTGAAAGCATCTTCATAGCTTTCATATTGACCGGCAGATTTAATGTTAGGCGTAAAGCCAATATCGCCGAATGGATCGGGATAGATAAATTCATGGTTTTCGAGTTCTTGTACAATAAATTTTTGCTGATACTTACTCATGATTCAGCCTTTCTTAGGCTTTGGGCGCTGCGCCTTTAACTTGGAAATCAAGCAATTTTGGAACAAGGCCTTTACCTGTTGATTCCATGGCAACGGTTACGTCAACCGCGCATGGGAATTTAAGATTTTTCAGCTTGTCGAAATTATGGCTATCGCCAAATTTCATACTTGCTGCGGTAAAGCCTACGGCATTGCCGTTTGAAGGCATGGGACTGGCTACCAAAACTGTGCAAGAATCGATTTTGTTACCATCGATTTCGCCTTTAAATTGTTTTGCACCCAACAGGGTTGCTGAATACGTGGTTACTTGGCTTTGTTCAAACATTTTGAATTTCCTTTACTTGTTTAAAAAATTTGCAATAATTTTCTCTTCGAGTTCGATGTCTTTAATGTGTTGTTTTTCCCTGTCTTGTGGGAATGCGGTTTCTTTCTCATCAAGCAAATCATCAAGTAATGTTTGCATGTTCAAATCATCAATTTCTTTTTGCTCTTCGTGTATGTACTGAATCTTTTGTGTCTGATCTCTACAGTCGTATTGTTCAGGTTGTAAACCTTTGGGATAACCTTCAATGCCTTTTACAAGTTCATCGACGATTTTTGTATCATCCCAGCCTATATCGCG